AAGTTAGTCTCAGCCTTAGCACGTTCAAAGTCTACAGCACTATCGACACGCATCTCTGGTGTTACTTCTAGTGGTGTTACTTTCTCTACACGCTGCGCTCTTTCAATCTGCTCTACTGTAAGACCTAGCTGTGCTAGTTGTGAAGGGTCCATAGTAGCCGCTTCAGCTAAGGCTTCTGCGCTGGGCTTACCTGTCACAGCAGTTAGCTTAGACATTACATTAGCTACTTCAGCCGCTGCCTCTTTAGCTGTAAAACCAGCAGCTTCAAACTCTTCAGCTAGAGGTACATCATCAGCAATAGCTGCCTCTGTTAGTGTAGCAGTATCAGCCTCTGCAGCAGCCTGACCTGTACCTTCAGCTATCTTACCTGCAGCACGTTGCTCATCAGTTACAGTAACTACATCAGCTTTAGTAACCATAGACGTAGGGTCTTCTAGTGCATCTGCCCTCATCTCTGTAGTGCTAGGCATACCTACACGTTCTAGGTTAGTCTTTGCTTGTGCTAATCCTTGCTGTGCATTAGTTACTTTAATCTTCTGTTCTTCAATTAAGCCTTCAAGGGTAGTGCGCTGTGGGTCATCTGCAGCCATATTAGCAAGCTGTGTAGTATAGCTCTGTAATAGGTTCTGCTCTTTAGATAGACCACTCTGTGCAGTATCATAATCAGCACGTGTTCCTTCTGGTGTTACTGTGGCTTGATCCCCGTAGTAGCTTTTGTATTGATCTAGCTGTTTGTTATACGTGTCTTGGGCTGTTTTATTAGGTTGTACAACTTCCGTAGTGTAAGCACCCGCAGCCGTAACTACTTGTGCAGCTTCTTCAGGACTCTTAGTTGTAATAGTTTTACCATCAGCAAAAGTTACAGTATTACCTTCTGCAGTAGCACCACTTAAGTCTGATCCTTCATTCACAAGACCCGCTAATGCCGTTTCATTATAGTCAGGTAAGTAATATCCCCCACCTGTATTCTGTTTAAAGAAGTCTAAAGCGTTTACTTCTTTTAGTTCAGGTGCAGTAGGTAGACCTTGTGATGGATCGTATAAACCACCAGCGTCAGTACCTTGAGATACAGTACCACGACCTTCACCTATTTTACCTGCCTGTAAAGCATCATCTGACGTAATCTTTCCGTCTTGGTTAAAGTCATACTGTAAGTCTACAGGAGTAGCACCCGTAGACATAGCTAAAATATCCTGTAGGGTTTGGTTTGTTATGTCACCTGAGTACAGAGAAGGCGGTTGTACAGGTAATGCAGGTCCACCTCTAACCTCACCGCCCCCTTTCTTAATTTCACCCTCAAGACTTTGTTGATACTGCTGTACTTCTGTTTGATAGGCTTTAAACTCTGGATTATCGTCTAACTGCTGCGTGAGAGCATCTACCTGTTGTTGATCTGACTGTAATACCGCTTTTAATTCCTCTTGAGCGTTAGGATTAGACTGCATGTATCTATTCATAGCACCAAAGTCGCCTTCAGCTATTCCTTTAGATTTCATAAAGGCATTTTGTGTAGCCTTCATGTTATCTTGTAATGCTTTCATTTTAGAAGAAAACTCTGGAACATAATCATCAGGCTTACCTCTTTCACCAAACTTTTCCTGCATAGCACTGTCAATTTGCCGTTGCTGGTCAATTTGAGCTTGCATGTTAGGGGGCAAAGGTGTTTCTGTTTGCATCTGTGGCTGCATTGCAGCTAGTTGTGCAGCATTTGCTTGAGTTTGTGCTTGCTGTTGTGCTGCCATTTGTTCAGGTGTTGCTTCATGTGTAGATGGCTGTCCTGCACGTATCAAAGTGTCAGCTTGTTGCGTAGGAGTATATGAACTCTGTGCCGTAGTTGTTTCGTTTGAGTTAGTGCTTGCTGTGGCAAACTGCGTAGGTTGTTGTTGTACAGCATTTTGATTAGCCTGATTGAACATCTTCATCTGTTCTTCTTGACTAAGACCACCTACATTCATAGCCATACGTTGTCCACCTTGTACACGAGCCTTAGCCATCTCAGCATACTTGCCCATCATAGATGCAGCTTTAGGGCTAGACATCATAAACTTATTAAGGTCATCCTGTTGCGCTGGGCCTGTGTAGCCCATCTTAGATAACAGTGTTTGTTGTTGCTGTGGTGTAAAGCCACCAAACTTCTTAGCCATAATGTTTTACCTTATTATTTACCCATTGTCATCCACACTGCACCAGCTATAAAAGTCAGTACGGCGACAGTGACTAATTTTGTTATTGTTGCCCATATAGACTTACGAGTATCACGCCACGCTTCTATTAAACTACGCATCTCAGTAATATCTTTATGTGCAGCATCATCAAGTAGACCAATAGAACGCAAGGCTTCTTTAGCCCCGCGCCTAGCTGCACGATCTAGCATATCTTCTAGTTCTTCAGGAGATAGTTTTACTTCACTCATAGTTTAACTCATAATTGTTTGAAAGTCAAGTTATATTATGGTTTAACAGGCCAATCTGCGTCTTCCAAGTTAGGCCAGTTAGAGTGAGAAGTAATGTCACGTAGAGCCTGACGATATGCTGTCATAGCATCTGTCATTGTTACATCTGACAAAGCATAGAAGTCTGTCTCAGCTAGTTTCTCATCACGTGTCTTACGGTTAGTCTCAGCAACTGCAGCATCTAGTGTAGCCTGATATGCAGCTTCGTGTTCAGCTTTAGTGGTTGTAGTCTCTACACCATCTTCGTCTGTCTCTGTAGTATCAGCAAACATGTCTACTGCTGTGTAGCCAATCATCCAGTAACTAGCAATGATGTCCTCACCAACCATCTCTGGCATAGGTGCAGTCTCTTCTGTGTACTGACCAGTAACAGGGCGTGTAGGTAAAGCATTACGCTGTACTGTCTGGTAAGCTGTAGTGCTAGGCTTTGGCCCTTCCAGTACACCTACCATGTTATACTTCTGCATGATACCTGCTGTGATGTTCTTAGGAAACGACACGTTAGGGTGATCCTTGCGTAAGTCTCCGAATGTGTATGGGAACTTTACTACTGTTCCACCATTAATTTTAGCATACATGTTGTGTTCTCCTTGTTATGCTTTGTGTTATGCGATTGCGTAGTAAATAAACGTGCCTGTCGCTAAGTCTGGGCCAATAGAAAAGCCTGAACTGTAAGGGTCTATGCGGTCTTGTGAGCTATCCTCTGCCGATGTACTGTGCAAAGTTAGTGTTGCATCATTACCTGCAACAATCCCTCTTTCTGTGTCAAACACCTGCCAACCACTTGCGTGTGTACCTTTGAGTATAACAAACCTAGCCCCTGCACTAAAACCACAGTCTACGTCTGTGTTGCTGCCTGTAGTGTGGCTGACACTCCCAACTTTGGATATGCCATCAAGTGAGGCGAATAGATAGGCTATGTAGTCTTCGCCAGCATCGTTTGTAGAACGGCCTTGCCCAGAAACACTAAATTCAGTGGATGTTGGCTCGGTACTATTCCATTGCTCAACTTGCGATTCCGCTGCTGAGGTTGTATTTAGCTTTAGAAAATCATCTTTTGGCGTAGGTAGCCCAGAATGATAAACCCTCCAAGCATCAGTTGCGTCATCCCTATCTTTAATCCACATCATCTCAGGCGCAACGCCAAGGTTGTGGCTTACAGTACGGCCTAATGTTCCGTTGCCTGAGTATGCCACTATGTCACAGAAGTTAGGCGCACGTTTCCAAGACCAAAGAGCTTGCTCATAGTTACCTAAAGTATGTGAAAAACCATTTTGAACAAATCCGTTAAAGCCTAGTGAACCAGTGTTACTTGCTTCAGCACCTGTAGTTTGAGTTTGCAGATACTTCATGCTACCTGTTGTAGAAGTAGACATACCACGCATACGGTCAACAACGTAGGTGGCGCCACCGCCAGTGTATTGACCAAGCTGTAAGTCTACAGGAAAACCTGTTGTGACAGACTGATTGCTTGTTGTCTGGTTCACATCAAACACATCAGTCGCACTCGTAGGCACAGCAGTAGGGCGGCGTATGGCTATGTAGATGTAGGTTTCACCATTATAGTTTGTTGCTGCTCTATTTGCGCCTAGTTTAAATCCTGTGGGTGTTGGTTGTGGGTTGAAGTTTGTTCCAGACTCGTTGGTACTTTCATTGGCTTTTAAAGCTTTACTCTCATAGGTTGAACCATCATGCACAGTGTTACCACGCATCATGTCGTACATATACCAATGGCGGTAATCTCCACCTGTAGCATCACTATATTGTGTGCCTTTAATCATAACAAACTGCGGTTCAAATCCCAAGTCAATCTCAGGGCCATTCGTGGAACCATTACCAGTATAGCTCCCACACTTGATAATATCAGCATCACCATCAGGGCCGAACCCACCGTCACCGTCATTGTGGGCGAATAGGTAGGCAACGTAGGTTCCAGACACTTGATTGGTTACAGTAGTTAATGATGTTGTTCCAAATGTTGCAATCCAATTAGAATATCCATTTGGAGAATTAAATGCAGCAGTTCCATTTAAAATGCCTGTGCTATCAGAACCTGTGTTGCTTCTATGCTGCACATACCAATTATCTGAACTATCAGTCCTTTTGATTATTACCATCCCAACTTCACAATTTAGACTATGGTTAATAGTCGTTGCTGAGCCAGAACTATATGTAAATGTTTGCACATCAAAGAACTTCGGGGCTTTGCGAAATGTCCAAGAGGCGTAGTCTTGATTGTTTGTGTTGACGTGAAAAGCACCACCAACAGAAAAACCATCTGCGCTATATGATGTTACAGATGAATCATTGTTTGATTCTGCGTTTGTACGATTTGTCCTTAAAAAGCGAGTTGTGTACGCCCTTTCGCTATCGCTCAACCAATGATCCGATGTTCCTGTTCTACTTTTAATCCAAACCAAACCACCTTCGCCATCAAGATCAATGCCGTTGGTGATCGTTTGTGTAGAACCATTACCATCATACAAATAAGTGCTGAACACTTCCTCTACATTCAGTGGCTTACTTAAAGTGTTAGCTGCTTGTCCTGCTACTCGTGCTACATTACTCATTAGTCGCAAGCTCCTGTCGTATTAATCATACTCATGCTATATCACTCCCTGCTAGTTTACCGTAATACGTAGTACCGCCATCTGTAGTGACAAACGTGTATAACTCTTTTGTTGCTGTTGCTGTTGGTGCTGCACCTAAGTGCCACTTGATACTGCTAGGCCATGTGATAGTGTAGCCACCTGTGTTGACTACCTCTAGTGAAAAACCTGTAGCTGTACCTGAAGCTGGTGGATTAGTGAATGACACAGTAGTTGCACCACTAGGGGTAAAGCTGAATGTGCCACCTGTGGCTAGGTCTAGGGTTTGTGTGTAACCTACAGTAGAGTATTGGTAAAGGACTTCGTTAGAAGCTCCTGCTAGATAAAGTTTAGTACCATCATTGTTAAAGGCTATTCCAAAGCCTCCACTGTCTTCTGAGGACACGTTAAAGCTAACGGAATCATAAGAAGCAGTACTTAAATTAAACGCAGTAGATAGAGAATACTGGAACACATTATCATTAGTGTCTCCAAACAAATACATCTTTGTGCCATCACCGTTAAAGACAAAGCCATAAGGGGCCGAATCTTGAGACGACACGCTAAAACTTACATTGTCGTAAGATGCAGTGCTTACATTGAAAGCTGTAGATAGAGAGTATTGAAAGATGCTGTCATTACTTGCCCCAACAATGTACATTTTAGTACCATCATTGTTGAAAGCTATTTCTGTTGGGACACTATCTTGTGATGAAACACTAAAGCTAAGTGAAGCATATGACGCAGTAGATAAGTCATATGCTGTAGAAAGTGTGTATTGATAGACTGTATTGCTGCTATCACCAAGCACATACATCTTTGTTCCATCATTATTTAACGCCAGACCAAAGGGGGAAGTATCTTGAGAACTTACACTAAGAGACTTGCTTGCATATGATGCAGTACTAAGATCAAAACCTGTGGAAAGTGTATATTGATATACACTATTTGAGGTGTCATCACTGACATACATTTTAGTGCCATCAGGATTAAACACTATACTGGTTGGATAACCTGCTTGGCTAGCCACACTAAAACTAACACTATCATAACTAGCACCAGCTAAACTATACCCCTCACTCCCAGAGCCATCAGTACCATTACTACCTAAGTACCTGCCAGCACTTAAGCCATTCTTTATTTTAAAACTTTTATCGTTAGCCATTCCTTCACCTTCCAGATTAGCTTAAATTGTCGGCTGTCTTAGTGCCGATATAAGAAGTACCACCATCGTCAGTACTGAATGTAAATATGTCTGTCTCACCTGTAGCAGGAGCAGCAGGAGCTATACCACCAGCAAACTCTATTGAGCTAGGCCATGTGATGTCTAAGTCTGAGGCACTGCGGATAGCCATGTAGATGTGGTTTTGGTTATTACCATTAATTTGAGAGTTTGTAGTTGTTATTTTAAACCCCGTTGAGGTTACTTCTACTCTATCACCGTCCGTTGTATCTTCAGGGCTATTGCTATTAGCAAATAACCCGTCTCTATCCTGTACCCCCCAACCCCTCATGTTGTCTATTATTCTCCAGTTTGCTGTTACTTCTGCATTTCTGTAAAGCAACCATTGAGGCTCCCAACCTAAGTTAACGGTAGGCCCAGTAGTAGAGCCATTCCCCGTATAACTACCACAATTAATTATACTATCAGCAGCAGTGTCATGGGCGAAGATGTAGGCTACATAAGTTGAGCCATTGCCGTTTAGATTAGATTGAGCAGACACAGTAAACTCGGTGTTTGTAGGCGCAGTACCATTCCACATATTTGCTGCACTACTTGCTGCGCCTGTCCCGCTTAAATTCAACCAGTAATCTTCTGGGGAAGTTGCGTCTGTACCCCTATGATAAACAGTCCAGAAGTCAGTATCACTTGTCTTTTTAACGATAATCATTCCTGGTACACTACCAAGATTATGACTTACAGTACGTCCTGCAGTTCCATTCCCAGTATATGTGACAATATCAAAAAACTTAGTTTGCTTTTTGAATGTCCACGAGACGTAGTTTTCAGGGTTACCGTTATTTACATTTATATTAGTGCCAAGGGAAAACCCGTTAGAATTAAAAGAGGTTAATCTATCAGTGGCCGTCAATTCACCGCTTACGTTGTTGGTTTGTAGGAATTTTGTGGTTCCTCTTTCAGTATCCTGCAATGTATGGCTATATGTATACTGATTTTCTGTTCTACTTTTAATCCAAACCAAACCACCATCATTAGCTAAGTCAATCCCGTTGGTTATGGTTTGTGCAGAACCCGTACCAGTATACAAAGTTGTACTAAAAGTCTCAGCTGCAGCTTCTAACCGCCTGTAACCTCTAGCTGAAACGACTGCACATCTCCTGCATTACTAATGCTATACGTGCTAGTACCTGTAGGTGTATCCTTGAAGTAGTTGCCTGTAGCTAAGTCAATGTTGTTACTAGTTACTGTACCAAGGGTTACATTAGTAGGGCCACCTACTTCTACAGGATTCTTTAGGATGAAGTCTTTATCGTTAGCCATTACTTAGCTCCATCTATTGCTTGTACAGCTTGGTAGGATGTACCACCGTCTGTCGTGCTGAATGTTATTACATCTGTTTCACCGATAGCGGGTGACGTAGGTGCTGTGCCTCCTGCAAATTCTAGGGTGCTGGGGTAGGTTATTGTTGCGGTTGTTGACCCTGTGCCTGAGCTGTATTGATAAACAGTATCGGTTGAATTTGAAACAAGATACATTTTAGTACCGTCATCCTTAAACGATAAACCTCTCATGTTTGTTGCTTGTGTACTTGCGTCAAATGCTTCAACATAAGAAGCAGTTGAAATGTTCCACGGGGTACTTAAACTATATTCACTTATGTCACTGTTAGAAAAACTTAAAACAAACATTCTACTACCATCTGAGGTAAAAATTAATCCTGTAGGATAGCCATCAACATTTGAAGACACGTCATAGTTTTGACTATATGTAGCGGTGGAAACATCCCATGCAGTGCTTAAGTTATATTCGTTTATATCTTCTCCTGAACCGCCCCCTACATACATTTTAGTACCATCAGGTTTAAAAAATAAACTAGTAGGAATGGTGTCTTGTGAATTAACAGAAAAACTTTTATTTGCATAAGACGCAGTGTTAGTATCCCAAGCTGTACTTAAATTGTATTCATAAACAGTCTTATTTGTTGTACCTACAAGATACAATTTTGTACCATCTGGTTTTATAAAAAAGGCTGTAGTTGAAGTTTCTTGTGAAACAAAATTTTTAGAGTTTGAATAGGAAGCAGTTGAAATATCCCAAGCTGTACTTAAATTATACTGATATATGTTTTCAGTAAAAAAACCCAAAAGATACATCTTGGTGCCATCGTCTTTAAAACCTAAGTATGCAGCAACTGTTTCTTGAGATGATACGCTAAAATTAACAGAATCATAAGATGCACCACCTATGTCGTAGGATGTACCAATATCAACACCATCCAACAACAACGTAGCCTGACTAACAGTCCCACTAGCAGCAGGGTTGCTTAGGCCAACCTGAATGTCAGACGTTGGGGTGATCTCAAAGACTGAACCTGTGGATAGGTCTAGGGTGTTGGTGGTTAGGGCTGTGGAGTATTGGTAGATGGTGTCGTTATCACTACCTATCATATACAGTTTTGTACCATCGTTATTAAATGTAATATCATAGGGTTGTGTGTCTTCACTAAGAACACTAAAACTCACAGAGCCATAAGATGCTGTAGAAATGTCATACGCCGTAGAAAGGCTGTATTGAAAGATGGTATCATTATCAACGCCTACCATATAAAGTTTAGTACCATCGTTATTAAATACTACACTTAGGGGAGTAGTCTCTTCACTATTAACACTAAAACTTTTATTAGCGTAAGATGCTGTAGATAAATCGTAAGCAGTAGACATAGAGTATTGATAAATAGTATCGTTATCACTGCCTATCATATAAAACTTTGTACCGTCTGAATTAAAAGTAAAACTTCTAGGTGAACCTTCTTGAGAGGTAACACTAAACGAAACACTATCATAAGATATAGTAGAGATGTCGTATGCTGTAGATAAACTATATTGAAATATACTCTCTGTAGTGAAGTCAAGATAGTAAAACTTAGTACCGTTGGAATTAAAAGAGGCATCAGAAGGATTTTCACCCTGACTAGTTATACTAAAACTAACACTATCATATGACATAGTACTTATATCAAAGGCTATAGACAATGAGTATTGAAATACACTATTATTGGTATCCCCTAAAATATATGCTTTAGTGCCATTATTATTGAACAAAAAACTTCTAGGGTTAGTGTCTTGGCTAGATACACTAAAACTTTTGCTATCATAACTAGCACCAGAAAGAGAATAACTTTCTGAATTAGACACAACAGTACCCACGCCCTCATGGTAGACCGTGGGTTGAATGCCGTTCTTTATTTTAAAGTCTTTATCGTTTGCCATGCTTCACCTTCCACTTGGCTGAATGTTTTACAGAGTAATAGCTTTAACTGTAAACGCTGTGCTTGTTGCTGCTGCAGGAGTAGCCAAGATACGAATGTCTGAACCTGAGATGTCTACATCAAAGGTAGCTAATGCTGTTGAAGTATTTAGCTGTGCATACTCTGTAGCAATAGCAGTTGTACCATTATGTGTAATCAATATCTCAGCAATGCTACGGTTAGTTCCATCATCTGCAGTAACAACAGCTTTAACACCATCATACGTTGCGTGAGCATATTCTGCAATAGACACTTGAGAAGTCGCAGTAGTTGTGTGTGTCTGTGTATCAAACGCTTCTACTGTAGCATTTACCCAAGCTGAACCACTCCACTTTAAAAACTGACCAGCAGCAGCACTCGTAATAGTTACGTTACCAATGTCATTCAGTGTGTTGATAGTAGGAATAGATGCAAAGCTTACTGTACCTGAACCATTTGTTTTAAGGAACTGTCCTGCTGAACCATCTGCTGTAGGGAGTGTCAGTGCTGTAACAAAGCTAGTAAGGTTAGCATCGTAAGCTTGTACAGTAGAGCCAATGTCTGAATCAACTACTACGTTACTACCACCGTTTTGTAGTGTGCCTGTAAAGTTAGCTGTAGTTGCATCTAATTTAGCGGTATCTGCATCATAAGCCTGTATACCTGCTTCTGCTAGAGTGTTGTTTACCCATTCAGAGCCACTGTACTTAAGTATCTCTCCTGCACCTACAGAAGAAATAGTTACATCTGTTAAAGCACCTACTGAGGAAGCTAAAGCTGATTCCTTAGCAAGAGGAATACCCCCTTGTGTAGAACCATCGTGTACGACTACTGTATTCTTTGTTGAATCAATAGTAATTTCGCCAGCAGCACCAGTGAATGAGGAATGCTCACTAGTAGTACCACGGCGGCGTTGAATTTGTGTTGACATTTATAATGCTCCGTAATCTGCCGTTGACGTAGGTGAGTTGTTGATGAAGCCATAATCCCCTACAGTAGCACCTACCACAGCCGCTAACTGTGCTGTACTATTATAGCTATCTTCAGCCTTAGCTGCATAATGTAATGCAGAAAAACCAGTAGTAGAACTATCAGAAAGTGTGAACTGACTATCTTCTGCGTTAATAGCAAGCTTCTGTGCATCTGCTGCACTATCTGCTGCTGCGGTTGCTGAACCTAAAATACCATCTACATATGTTTTAGTAGTGAGGTCAGAACCTGTTGTGGGTGTACCCGCACCCGTAATCTTATTACCACCCATAGCAATAGCACCAGTCATGGTTCCACCCGCTAAAGGTAATCTAGTTGCAATACTACTTGTTAGGGTAGTATAAACATTGTTATCATCATTAATAGCTGCAGCAATCTCATCTAGCGTATCTAGTGTAGCAGGAGCACCCGCAATCAAGTTAGCTATGGATGTATCTACATAATTCTTTGTTGCCGCCTGTTGTGCACTAGAAGGATCAGTAACGTTGTCTAGTGTAGTGTTAGTAAAGTCTGCGCCACCGTTAACCGTTAAGTCACCACCAATAGTAACGTTACCTGTAGTAGTTACACTATCTATGTAGCTATCTTTCCAGTAAGCTGATGAACTGCCTAAGTCAAACGAACTATCTGCTGTAGGAATAAGTGCTGTACTAATCTTAGCGTTGATAGCTACAGTCTTAGTGTTAGCATCACCAATGATAGTGTTGCCATCTATAGTAGCGTTATTGTCAAACTTAGCAGCACCTGTTACATCAAGAGTACCAGCTAAGTCAGCATTAGCACCAGTGAATGTTACAGCAGTAGTTGTACCACTCTTAAGTGTAAGGTTACCTGAGTTACTTGTCAAGGTAGCGTAAGTAGTGCCAGCATCTTTAAGTGCTACATCACCGCCATCAGCATCTAAGTTAATGTTACCTGCTACATCAATTAGTAAGTTACCAGCAGATACAGTGTAAGTATTGTCTGTAATGGTGGTGTAGTCGTTATCACCGACACTTAGTGTATCAGCATATACTGTACCATCAAAGTGAGCGTTTTTGTATTCTAGTAAGGATGTACCAAGGTCAATATCGTTATCTACTACTGGTACAACAAGGCCATCCTGGAAGCGAAGCTGCTCAGTAGAAGCGTTAGATACTTCCACAAATACACCAAAGCGATTGTCTGCTTGGCTTACTATAATCTTATTCTTAGCATCTAGATCAGCAATCAGAGGTACATAGGAGCCTTCATCTGATGTACCATCATGTTTGTGTCCTGTTGTCCCTGTATCACTTTGTGCAAAGGCATCACGTAGCTTGTTGTACTCTGCATTAATAGGCGCTGCGCGTACTACAGCGGTAGGTACAATGTCTGCAGTGGATTGGCGTGTATAGCCTGACATGTTTTATTCCTCTCTTAGCGCCTGTCACCAAGGCCGTATGTTAGTGTAATAGCTTGAATAGTATGGCTGGGCTTTGTATTGCTTGCAACATAACGTATTGAAACAGACTTACCAGAACCAGAAATAGTAGTGCTCTCTACAGGTGAAGGGTTACCATCATATATGTCTGTAGAGTCAAACGTAGCCTTGTCATAATATGCAGCAGCACCTTCAGTAGATAAGAAGTAATCGGTACTTAACTCTACCGAAGGATCACTGTAGTCATACTCAACAGCCATAACTACAGAGACTTCTCCCTCAGAGCGCATGTAGGTGTCTACGTCATAGAAAGACTTACGAACAGCAGGGTCATCCATATAAATAAAAGGTGTTTGGAATAAACTAAAGATGTCTCTACCATCAAAGTCATTTCCTACCTCTTGGCGAAAGACATAGCCAACACTATCTCCATGTATAACAAACTCATCCTCACCTATATAACCACTATCTGCACAGTTGACTGATACACCTACTAACTGACTAAACTCAAACCCTGCACCGCCCTGACCGCTACGCCGAATAGCTCCAATAATACCAAGGGAATCTTGGTCAGTAAAGAATAAACGAAACTGCGACTTCTTTTTTAATACTACAGTAGTCATTGTAGCAAGGTCTTCATTAGCTGTATAATCTTCAAAGATAGACTGAATAGGCTTAGACAGTGTAGCTAATTCAATATCACCAATGCGGTCAGTACCAGTTACAGGGCGAATACCATCAGGTGCTAAGAAAAGTATCTCACCGTTAAACTCTGCTACACTGTCAGGAGCAACACAGCCAAGGTTAGAGGTAACTGTTTGTAGGTCAAAATTAGCTCTGTTATCACCAACTAATCGCTTAATGTTATTACGCCCAAAGATATACATCTCATTACGGAATGTTTTAAGCTGGACAACCTCAAATCCTACATTGACAACCCCACCATCTGCCCAATTAGTTTCATCTATAGGGGCACTAAAGTATAAGTTGTGAGGCTCAGAAGGATCACCAGCTAGAAATAAATGGTTGTTAAACGCTGCAACTAAACTAGGTGCGCTGGGCGCATATCCGCCATTAAGCTGTACGTATGTCGTACCGTCCCATGTAGAAGCAGGGTTAACGCCATCAGCCATAGCAAACTTAGCTGCACCCCAGTTAAAACTTTCAAAGCGTACCTTAGATACACCCGTCATGGTAGGAGAACCTACGCTAGTAACAGCTTGCCAGCCTTTTACTGTAGGGGTAGACTGTACTGTACCTGTAGCAGTAGATGTGCCACCTGTTATAACATTACCTGTAGCGAATATATTATCAGGCAATTTACCAAAGTTAATTACAAGAGCGTTTGCAGTTTTAGAGATAACTGTTCCTGTAGCAGCTACTCCTGTGTCATCACTTGAGCTAACTACACCTGTTACAGTTTCGCCTACTGTAAAGCCAGAACCCTGCCCTGAAGCTAATGTAACATCGTAGTAGTGATTATACCAGTGTAGGTAGTTATTACCAGATGTAGGCTTACGACAGCCAAAGATGCCTTGGTTAATATTAGCAGATACATGTACGCCTAACACAGGGCTATTAGCTAATCCTGTAAGCTCACCATAAGAGTTTTTATACCCTGATATACGTCTATACCCACCATTCAAGGCAGGTTCATAATTAATAAGACGCAGTGCTGAACCCGCCATCTGACTACCCTGTGTTAAAGGGTCTTGGTTAACCACCAAGCCACCCATACAAGGTGTAGCGAAGGTACGTAGGTTATCAGCCATTAGTTAGTGCCAGTCTGCTTGTTAAAGTATCTGCCAGCTATTACAGAGGATCTAACATATAAAGGTAAGTCAAGAAGTAAACGGCGCATGTTATCCATACCATCCTCAAACTTCTGCTGGTGTAATGCAGCACTCTGTTCATTGGCACGGAAGCGCATGAGATACATAACCGCACCATCAACTATCACGGTATTAAAACGATCAGGTACTATGCACACATCGTTATAAGATACTAGGTCACTAGGATATGACCAGTAGCGATACTCTAGCTCATAGGCATCATCTGGTAGCGGTGTGATACCAAACTTCATGTCCTGTGTCTGATAAGCAATGTTAGGTATACTATACCCATCTACACCACTAAC